CAATACTCACTTGGAGTTATCGTTGCGGCTTCTTTTGGAGTTCGTTCGGCAACTAAATTCTTCGGTAAAAAATAATGGCTGCAGAAAAGATACTTGAATGGAAGCTGTTACCAAGATTTATGATGCTTGTAATGACGCTAATGAGTTGGCGTGTAGTCGAGTGGTTCATGTCCTTACCAGAACCCAGTGCAGCACAGGCTGGTTTAGTATCTGTGGTAACTGGGGCAATGACAGGGGCTTTCGCCGTGTGGATGAACCACGAGGGCAAACACCCCGGAACCTCTAATCACCGGATTACGGAGACGCGGAAATGAAATACAATACGTCGCATTTCCTAGATAAACTCATAGAACATGAGGGCATGGTCCTGACCGTCTATGAAGATAGCTTGGGTATTGAAACTATTGGTATTGGTCGCAACCTTAAAGACAGAGGTATCACCAAAGAAGAACTAGAATACATGGATATCCCTAGCATGGCGGTTGTTTATGAGCATGGTATCACAGAAGCCGATGCACGATACCTAGCCCTCAACGATATCCGCATCGTAGAAAACGAACTGTGTCGGGTTCATCCGTGCGTAGAAAACCTAGATTCGGTTCGCCAACTAATCCTCATGGATATGGCTTTTAACATGGGTGTCCCTCGTCTGTGCAAGTTCTTGAAGATGTGGAACGCTATCCACGAGGGTCGGTTTGATATAGCCGGAATGGAGATGATGGATTCCCGCTGGGCCAGACAAGTCGGTTCGCGGGCCGTTAAACTTTCAGACGCTATGAAGGCGGGAGAATTTTAATGATTTTTTCAAATTTTACAGGAACAAAAGAAGAAGACGGCTGGCTTGTTAGTTATAGGAATGGAAAGCAAATTAGTAAAACCAAACTTGCTTCAGGCGGCTCTAAAAAAACCCTTGCCCAACAAACTAACATGTCTAGAAAAGCAGCTAAAAGTGAAGAAAAAAGCCTGTTTGAAACCTACGCTGAAAAAGGAATGAAGATTATGGGATTGTCTGACTAATGCCCCTAACATCCAAAGGCAAAAAAGTTATGAAGTCCATGAAACAAACCTACGGGGGCAAACGAGGTGAACAAGTCTTCTACGCAACAGCCAACGCCGGAAAACTTAAAGGCGTGGAGAAAGAACAAGAACTCAAGAAAGGCGGCAGGGTTAGAAAAGCTAGCAAACCGACGAAGCCTCAAGCGAAGAGCAAAAGTCGAGTTAATGAAGCTGGCAACTATACTAAGCCCGCACTAAGAAAGCGTTTGTTTGAGAAGATTAAAGCTAGCAGCAAGGGCGGTAAGCCCGGTCAGTGGTCGGCACGTAAAGCACAGATGCTGGCACGTGAATATAAGGCAGCAGGCGGTGGATATAAAGACTAATGGAAAACTTAAAACTTCCCGTAGCCCTTGTAATTGCAATGGTGCTACAAATCTCTGGCGGTGTGTGGTGGGTCAGCCAACAAGCACAGACTATTTCTCAGCTTGAGGAAACAGTCAAGCAGATGTCTAGCCGTATGGCTATTGAAGAAAACGTAAATATGAAACGTGACATCATGCGTAACAACGAGGCTATTGAAGGCTTGTTCGAAGCAGCCAATAGTAACAGTATGCACATGGATAAGATTGTAGATTTGTTGCGGCGTGTTTCCGTTCTTGAAACTGAAATGAAATATTTGACCGGCGGTAAATGATTGAGTTCGTACTTACTGTATATCTGGGTGCAACCTTAATAGACCAAACCCAGCGGTTCGCGGATATTGACAGATGCTTGTACTTTGCAGAACGGTTGTCTGACCAGCGACCGGTCCCTATAGGAGACAACAGACGCATAAAAATAACAGCAGTATGCAAACCAATAGCCAAATGAGGAAACAATGGACCCAATCACTGCTATCGGGATTGCAAGTACAGCTTACAGCGCAATCAAAAAAGGATTCGAGGTAGGCAAAGAAGTTGAGTCCATGACAGCCGACTTAGGTCGCTGGATGAACGCCATCAACGACGTAAAAACCGGTCATAGTAAAGCAAAGGGTCGTCGGTTCGGTAGTGTAGAGGAAGAGGCTCTAGAGACGTTCGCAGCCAAGAAGAAGGCTGAACAGATGGAAAACGACCTTCGCAACTTTATCGTTGGTCAGTACGGTGTAAATGCGTGGCAAGACATCATTCGAATACAGGGCGACTTGCGTAAGAAGCAAAAAGAAGCGGAACAATTAGCAGCCCAGCAACGAGACGAGTTGATTTACAACTTATTTATCTGGGGACTCATCCTTCTTTTTATAAGTCTAACTGTACCAATACTGTGGCTAACCCTACAAAACGTTTGACACAGGCTAGTTTTTCTCCTATAATAAACCAAGAGGAGAATCCATGCGTCAACTTGCTATAGAAGCCCTTAGACATAAATACGAGGCACAGAAAAAAAATGCGGAATACACTTTTAAACATTGTACAGACAATCTCGAACGGCTTGACGCTGCTTTGGGAGAGTGGACTGATGCAAATCAAAAGCTTGATGCAATGGATGACCTCGAAGATGATTACGAATTTACCTTCGGTCAACGCCGTTAAAGCATGTTCGATTAGATACCTTGGGTGGGGTTTGCTATATGCAGGTAGGCCCTTTACTTCTATCGGGAACTGGTTTTGGAAGTTGCACCGCAAGGTCCTTGACTGGAACAATTAATGGCACTTCGCAGACCTCAGAAAAGCTTGAAGGCTTGGACAAATCAAAAGTGGAGAACCAAGAGTGGAAGCCCATCCACACAGGGACCCAAAGCAACCGGAGAACGTTATCTACCGGAAAAAGCAATCAAGGCGTTGTCGAAGAAAGAATACGCGGCAACCACTGCTGCTAAAAGAAGAGCAACTCGTGCTGGTAAGCAGGTTGCCAAACAGCCTAAAAAGATACAGGCTAAAACAAAACAATATAGAAAAGTGAAGTAAGATGCCTACACTTGGAAGTAGTAAATTTTTCACGGAATCTGTTTCTCTTGCAAATACATCAGATACAGATATATACATTGTTCCAAAAAACTTTTCATCTCACGTAGAGCATTTTCTTGTTAGTAACAATGATACTTCTACACGAAGCTATACCTTAAAATGGTATCACGCAGACGACGCAACAACCCACACCATTCTTTCTGGACACGCTCTTTCAGGGAGTACGTTCGATTCCGTATTTACAGTAGATAAACCGCTTTATCTCCACGCAGGTGACAAGATTATTGTTGCTGCTGCCACCGCCAATACCCTGACAGTAACAGTTAGTGCAGAAGAATTTTACGACCCGAATAGGTAACCCATGAACTACCTCGACCTTATAAATTCTGTTCTTCGCGAAGTCAACGAGGTTGAACTAACAGCCCTTGCTTCTGCTAGAGGCATCCAAACGTCTGTGAAAGATTTTATCAACAAGTCACAGCGAGACATCATCAACTCCGAAGTCGAATGGCCTTTTACTGTTACAGCAGGTTCGATTACTACAACTGCAGGTACGGCAGAGTACACTAAACCAGCCGCTGCAAAGACAATAGATTTCGACAGCTTTACGGTTCAGGAATCTGCATCTACGGCAGAAAGAGTCCTTAAATATATTTCATTTAATGAGTATCTTGAAAAGCTAAACGAGGCAGATACCAATCCGGCTGGTAGCGGGCAGGCACTCCCTCAGTACGTGTACTTTACTCCTGATGAAAAGATTGGCTTGTCGCCTGTTCCAGACACGTCTACTTATACGGTTCGCTACTATTATTATTCGACCCACACAGACATGGCACTTGCAACGGACACTCCGGTAATACCCGAACGCTTCCATGATGTTATCGTAAACCGTGGGCGTTACTATACTCACATGCTTCGTTCTGATACCCAGTTTTCTCAGCTTGCACTTCGGGATTACGAGCAGGGATTGAATCGTATGCGTGTGGAACTTATCAACCGTAAGGATTACATGAGGGCCGTTTAATGCCAGATACTTCCCTACTTAGTCCATATGTTGTACGATTGGGTGGCGGTCTGGTCTTAGATAAGGATACCTTTTCTATCCCGCCCGGCTCTGCCCTACAGCTACAGAATTTTGAACCGGATATCAATGGTGGCTATCGCCGCATCAACGGGTTCGACGAGTTCGATGCAAATCAGGTAGACGGCTCGACAGGCATTGTTCTTGGGGTTCACATCTATGAAGACCAGATTATTGCCGCTAAAGGTACGGAAGTATATAAAGGCACTGGTAGTGGTTGGGCAAGCATAGATACTGGGAGAACCGGTGCGGGCCGTTACGACTTTGCAAACTTTAACTTTGACAACACCTCTAAAGTAATCTGGTGTGATGGCGCGAACAACGCATCGGTCTATAACAACACGGCTGTAACCGACCTAAACGCTACAGGCGCACCTGCAGACCCCCAGTTCGTGGCGGTGTTCAAAAACCACGTGTTCTTTGGTGGTATGTCTGCGAACCCGCAAGAAGTTGTGTTCACAGCCCCCTTCGATGAAGCAGATTTTAGCACGGCTAACGGCGCAGGTTCGCTTCGGTTTGAAAGTCCTGTTCGCAGGCTCAAGTCTTTCCGCGAACGCCTGTTCATTTTCTGTGAAGACGAAATCTACTTAATGGCAGGTTCTTCGGTTGCAGACTTTCAGATACAGCCTGTTACCCGTAAGATTGGTTGCGTAGACGGGTTTAGCGTTCAGGAAATCGGAGGTGACCTCATCTATCTTGCCCCCGATGGTTTGCGAACTGTTGCTGGTACTCAGAAGAATGACGACATCGAACTTGGTACGGTATCAAAACAGATTCAGCCGCGCCTCGAAGGGGTTTCTACCGACAGAATTTCATCCCTTGTAATCCGTAAGAAAAGTCAGTATCGCCTGTTCTTTCCCGGAGATGCACAACTCAGCACATCCGCACCCGGTATCATCGGGGTAATTAAAGCAGGAACCGAAGGTGGTGTTGGTTGGGAATACTCAGACCTTAAAGGTATTAAGCCGTCCTGTTGTACCACTGGTTTTATCAACGGTGTAGAAACAGTTGTTCATGGCGGCTATGACGGATACGTCTACCAGCAAGAAGTTGGCGACACCTTCAACGGAACGAACATTCAGGCAATCTATCAAGGCCCTGATTTTACTATGGGTGATGCTGGTATCCGCAAAATGATGCAGCGTATCATCTGGAACTACGATAATGAAGGTGCTGTGGACGCAGATTTCCGTATTCGTTATGACTTCAGTTCGTCGCAGGTTCCGCAACCGGCTCAGTACCCATTAACAACCGGTGCTGCCATTGCCATCTACGGTAACCCAGCATCTCTGTTTGGAACGGCAGTGTACGGCTCAACAGGAACACCACTGGTTCGTCAGAGTATCGAAGGCAGCGGTTTTACGGTTTCGGTTCGCTTAGACGACAAAGACGGGGCAGACCCAATATCAATCAAAGGATACCAACTGGAATTTACTCCGGGAGGAAGGAGATAAAATATGGCAGGTTACACCCGTCAATCGACATTTACAGATGGCGACGTTATCACCGCCGCACACTCCAACGATGAGTTCGACCAGCTAGTAACTGCGTTTAGCAATTCGACGGGCCACACGCACGACGGCACTTCCGAAAACGGTGCGGCGATTACTGTTGTTGGTCCGGCACAAGATGTTATCGTTAGCGGAACACAGGTTCTGCCCAAGACAGACAATACTCTGGATATTGGTAGCATAACTTTCAAGTTTAAGGATGGTTACTTTGCAGGCGATGTGGTTGCGAACAACATCTCATCAACCAGCTACAATTCAGATATCATCCCAGATACAGACGATGCCTACGACTTAGGTAGTGTTTCGGCGGAGTGGAAGGACCTGTACCTTGATGGTACTGCCAATGTCGATGCCCTCGTAATCGGTACTGCTACTGCCTTAACGGATGTCGATACTGACCTAACATCTGTGTCTGCTTCAGACGATACCCTTGCTTCCGCAAAGGCAATTAAAACCTACGTTGACGCACAAGTTACTGCACAAGACTTGGATGTGGCTGCAGATACGGGTACGGCAGCAGTCGACCTCGACAGCCAATCTCTCACTGTTGCCGGTGGCACAGGCATCGACAGTTCAGCAACCGGACAAACCGTCACGTTGGCTATTGATAGCACAGTGGCTACCCTATCCGGTTCGCAAACTCTCATCAACAAAATTATTGATGCCGCGAACAACACCATTTCAAACATCGACACAACCATGCTTGCTTCTGGTGTTCTAGACACGGACCTCACCTCCGTTTCAGCAAGCGATGATACAATCCCATCTGCAAAGGCAACAAAAGCCTATATTGATGCACAGGTCACAGCCCAAGACCTCGATTTTGCGGGCGATGCAGGTGGCGCACAGAATGTAGACCTAGACAGCCAGAGTTTGACTATTGCTGGTGGGGCAGGTATCGACACAACTGGTTCTGCACAGACCTTGACCGTTGCTATTGACAGTACCGTTGCAACTCTAACCGGTTCGCAAACTTTAACGAACAAGACCCTTACCACTCCGGTAATTTCAGCGATTAGCAATACGGGTATTTTGACGCTTCCAACTAGCACTGATACTTTGGTTGGTCTTGCAACTACCGACACCTTAACGAACAAGACCTTGACCAGCGCAGTCTTGAACACAGGTGTTAGCGGAACGGCTGTCTTGGACGAAGACAACATGGCTTCCGATTCCGCAACCCAGCTTGCAACCCAGCAGTCGATTAAAGCGTATGTAGATGCTCAAGTAACTTCTGGTGCTGGTATTTCTGACGTAGTGGATGATACTACGCCACAACTAGGTGGCACACTAGACGTTAACGGACAGCTTATCCAGTTTGACGATAGCACTACAGCTACAGATGACCGCCTACAGTTTGGTTCTGGACAAGAACTAGAGATTTTCCAGGACTCAACAACTGGTCATAGCACCCTTAAATCTAGTTCCACTAGCGGTTTGTACATAAAGGCTGATTACTCAGGTCTAATGAGTGAAGATGGTAGCAAAACATTTGTGTATGCTACAGGTGGTGGTGTCTCAATCAATGACGGTTTGGGTTCAACACGGTTAAAGACTACCAATGTAGGTGGCGTAGAAGTCACAGGCTTCATGCAGTACAATGATACCAGTTCAGGTAGCTTTAATTATATTCGATTCCAAGCACCTTCTACTGTAACAACAAACACTACATTCACATTCCCAGACGGTGATGGAACAGCAGGACAAGCACTTGTAACTGATGGTTCGGGAACACTTTCATGGGATACACCCACTATTACAGAGACTGACCCATCTGCCCTTGCTTTCGCAATTGCACTTGGATAACTGTTGACAAACAAGTAAAAATACTTTATAATATATCCGAAGAGGGATAAACATGGCAAACGCATTTTTATCAGAGACAGATACCGCAGTTGGAACGTCCCCAGCGACAATCCTAACCTGTGGTGCAGCAACCGAAACCACCATCATTGGTCTCAGTATCTCTAACATCGTTACATCACAAATCACTGTAGACGTACAGCTTGATGCTTCAGGCCGTACATCAGGTGCAGAAGATAGTGTGTATCTTGTTAAAGAGGCTCCGATTCCAGTTGGTGGTTCTTTAGTTGTGGTTGGTGGAGACCAGAAGGTGGTGTTAGAACCGGGCGATACTATTAAAGTAACATCCGATACTGCGTCATCTGCTGACGTTGTTCTCAGCCATCTTGATATTACATAAGGATTAGTTAATGGCAT